TTTACCGTTACGGCTGTGACGGGCGAGGCCGGGACGGCGGCGAGCGTTACGCAAAGCGGCACGGCGGAAAACCCGATGGTGGAATTTACGATTCCGCAGGGGATGAAGGGAGACACGGGCGAGAAAGGCGAGAAGGGCGACCCGGGAAAAGACGCGCCGCAGGAAGTGGTGCTGTATACGGCGCAGACGCTTGATGATGCGCAAAAGGCGCAGGCAAGGGAGAATATCGGGGCGGCAGATGAAGCCCGACAGAACATCCTTGTGGGCAGCGAGACGGGCAACCCGATTGCCGTTGACGATGCCTTTGCCGCGCCGCTGCGCGGGCTGACCGTGTACGGCAAGAGTACGCAGGACGGCACGCCCAGCCCCGATAACCCTGTGCCAATTATAAGTGCAGGGGATGACGGGAGCATAACGGTGACCTTGAGCGATGGGAACGGCAAAACGCAAACTCTCACCCTGCCCACGCCCAACGGCTTACCTGGCATCCCTGTCCCTTCCGGAGGCAACTACACTGACCCACAGGGTCAGCAGTGGGTTTGCGACGAGGTGGACTTTGCGCGCGGCGTGAGGGTGCAGAGGGTACGCATAAAAGCACTGAGCCCAGATATCGCGTGGTCGCACCGCAAAACAAATAGCGGGAACAACAACTTCCAAATACGCATTTACAATACAGATGTAGCCTTTCGCGGAAAACCGTGTTTTTGCAACATACTGCGTTATACAGGACCCGGGTGGGACGATATACCGCAGAATTTACCTAAGATATATGCATACGACGAAGAGATCACTATCAGTTTTCCGCCAAACTCGGAATACTCGTCACTTGATGCGTTTAAGCAGTTGTTGACGAACGTGAAATCCGTTATCTACTACGCCCTTGCCACCCCCATCGAGACCCCGCTCACCCCGGCCGAACTCGCCGCCTACAAAGCGCTGACTACCTACGCGCCCGACACCGTGGTGCAAGCCACAGACGGCGCAGGGCTGAAACTGGACTATCAAAGAGACGTGAACATCGCGACCAACTGGAAGCCAACGGTTAATCAGCTTAATACCGATGTTGGTCAGCTAAAGAGCAATGTTAATCAGCTAAAGACCGATGTTGACGCTAAAATCAATCAATCTGACGCGCTAACACTTGAGGAAATTCAGGCAAGCACCGACCTGACAAATAAAGTAGCATCCGCGAAAGCTATTAAAACCATTAAAAGCGACATTTCATCAGTAAAAACAGGAGGTTTTTACAGCGAACAACAGCACGGAAATACAATGCCTGCCGCATATGGCGGTTTTGTGCGGATACGTGGGTGGAGCTGGCCGGGAAGCTATACAGATGACACTTACTATATTGGTATTGATGCGGATGGAGTAACATATTCGGGAATACAGATAAACGGCGCTAAACAAATCACTTGGAAGACACTATAAATGAGGTATTGTATGATTAGGATAAAATTTAATGACTCCGATGAATTACTGGAAGCAGGGTTCACGCGCATTAGCGATCATGTGGTTGAACTGTATGGCGTAACAAAAGCGCCGTCAGGCTTCACGACGTGGCGCATGGACGGCGTGACCCAGCTTGGTGATTTTAGTGATTACACGACCGTTTACCGCACCCTTGACAACGCGGTGCAGCTCTCCGACGACGGCAGCGTGTACGTTGAGCCAGCACCGGGAGAACCGAAGCCAACGCAGGAAGAGCGCATCAAGGCGCTGGAAGATAATCTTGCAAGCTGCGAAGTGGCTTATGCGGAAGGAGTGAATGAGGCATGAGCATGACTGACATTTTCAGGGGTCTTGGACGCTCCGATGCGCTCAAGCTGCGTGAGGAGGCGCACAGCCTGACTGGTACACAGATCATCGACCGGGAACATAGCGCCCCGGCATTTGACCCGACCAAGGATTACAGCACCTATCCTGTCGGCGCTCCTGTAACGGACGAAGGACAGGTATGGCTTCTTATCCAGCCGTACAATGCGGCGAACTACGCAGGAAGACCATCAACGCTCCGTGCGCTTTGGGGTCTTGCGCATACGACCAACCCCGCTAAGGCGAAGCCGTGGGTTGATCCCTACGGCACAAGCGGCATGTACATGGCTGGCGAAGTGTACAAGACAGAGGACGGCATGGTGTATCGCTGTCTGCTGGACAACACCGTGCATGATGTGACCGCATACCCTGACGGTTGGGAGTTAATCAGTTAAAAGAGACCTCGCCGCGCTACATCGGTTCCTGATGGGAGGCATGTGGCATTAGCCGTTTGTACCATCTGTTTATTTTATCTAAGGGCGCTATTGCTAACTATCCAAATGCAATTCAGCAAAAAGAAAGAAGCGAAATATGATGAAAGCTATGTTATCTCAGCCTATGGTGGGCAAAACCGAAGAAGAAATCATCGAAACCCGTAACCGCGCCATTGCCACTCTCAAGGCCAAAGGCTTTGACGTCGTGAACACCCTGTTCACCGACGAATGGTATTCGCAAGAAGCAATGAAGGAACGTGGCGTGGTGCAAATTCCACTCTGCTTTCTCGCCAAGTCTCTTGAAAATATGTCTTTGTGTCATGCTGCTTATTTCTGCAGAGGCTGGGAGAATGCGCGCGGATGCAAAATTGAGCATGAGGCCGCGAAAGCCTATGGATTGAAAATCATTTACGAAGAATAAACACTTCAAAGTCACACTGTTGGGCGCTATTATCAGCTAAGAGAGGTGATCAAAATGATTGACGTTGATAGGCTGCTCGACCTTTTCGAGCGCATGCTGGACGAGCACTGGGCGTATGAGTGGGGTGCAGCGCGTGAGGGTTGTGTGGATTGCTCAGGGGCTTTTGTCTTGGCGTACAAGCAGCTCGGCGCAAACATCGAGCACGGCAGCAACTCCATTGCGCGTCTGCGTGTTGGCGAGTATGTGCCTGTATCGGAGGCAAAGCCGGGATATGCAGTTTTTAAGTTGCGAGTGTGGCGCGAAAGCGACAGCGGAAATCACTGGTTTGATCAGCAGCCCGGCGATGTCTATCACATCGGCCTGATGGGCAACAACGGAAAAGTGCTCAATGCGCAGAGCACAAAGACGGGCTTTGTGGCGAGCGATGCGGCAGGTTGGGCGTTTGCCGCGCCGCTCAAGGACGTGATCTACAAGGAGGGCGACGGGAAAGTGTTTGGAAACGCGACGGTGAACATCACCAGCGGATATCTCAACATTCGCGAGGGCGCAAGCACGCGATCAAAGGTCATCGCCAAGGCCGCGAACGGCGCGCGGGTGAACATCATCCGCGAGGCGGGCGGAACGGGCTGGGTCTTTGGCTCGCTGGCAAGCGGCGAGGCCGGGTACATGTCCAGCGAGTATCTGGTCGAGGATGCGCCGGGAAGTGGAGATCAGGGCGAGACGGGCGGCGAAGCGCCAACCACGACGACCCTGCGCAGGAGCGACGGCGTGTATATCACGTTGGCGGGAAAATGGGCGCTTGCGGAGGATTGAAAGGAGGATGACCATGAACAACTGGTCGGGAATCTGGGATAAGGTACTCAAGATGACGGCGCTTGCGGGCGGAGCAATCGCGGGCGCAATGGGAGGTTGGGACACGGTGCTGGTCGTGCTGTGCTATATGATGGGCATTGATTACGTTACAGGCTGCGTTTGCGGGATGATGGGCAAAAGCCCGAAGACGGACGGCGGGAAGCTGGACAGCAAGACGGGCTGGCACGGGCTGCTGAAAAAGGCGGTTATGCTGGTCGTGGTCTTTATGGCGGCACAGCTTGACCGCGTGATGCCGGAGGGCACGCAGATTTTCCGGGACGCGATGTGCATGTTTTACGTCTCCAACGAGGGATTGAGCATCATAGAAAATCTAGCCATCATCGGCGTTCCCTTCCCCGCTTTTGTCAAGAAGGCGCTTGAACAGATCAAACAGCAGAACGACGAGGGCGCGGGCGAACAGGAGAAGTAAAAGTGTGCGGCAAGATCACGTTTACCCCATACACCAAAGAGGAACGGGATGCGCTGATCGAAGCCTGCGGCCTGACGGACAGGCAAAAAGAAGTCTTTGTAACCCGCGCGCAAACGGATAGCCTGATCGCCACCGCGCAGAGACTGCACATCTCGCCGGAGACGGTCAAGCGCGAATCGCGCAGGGTGCAGGACAAGATTAACCGCGTCAGAGCGAGACAGCGACGACAGACGGAATGTTTTGTCGAGGCCGACAAAACGTTTTAATGACGGAACCCGGAGGGAAAAACCTTCCGGGTTCTTTTTTTGTGCCCTGAATTGACCTCTATCTGACCCGCGACAACACCCGAAAACTGCGACAATGGACGCAGAAAGGAGGTGCGTTTATGGAATATAAGGAATACGCATCTAAGGGAGTAGCTGGTGCTGGTCTGGGTCTGGGTATCGCGGGTACTGCGCTCGGTTTGCTGGGCGGTGGTAGTGCGCTGCTGAACGGGTGGAATCCGCGTTATGCGGACGGCTGTTGCAGCGAGAATCACGTTGTCACGAGGTATGAGGCGGAGCAGGCGGGACGCATTGCGCAGCTTGAGGGCGAGCTTGCCAACAAGAACGCCGAAATCTATACAGACAAGAAGTCGCTGGAGCTGTACCAGTATATCGACAACCGACTGCGCGGTGTCGAAGGTCAGCTTGCTCAGCAAGCGGTCTACAATGCGACCAACAACGGCCTGATCGGATGCTTGCAGAATCAGGTTGCGGCACTTCAGGGCATGACTAAGACGGTCATCCCGGACGGCAACATTTGTCCGCCGCCTATGCCGCGCTATAATTCTTGGACTGCGCCGACGGCGGCTGCGGCCGGTGCAAGCACGGGAGGCTAAAATCATATGGCGACTGTTACCCAGATCGCCGCGGGTGTGGCGCACTTCTATGATTCGGAAGTGCGCCCATCCATTAGCGGCGCAAAGGCGATTCTGTACGGCGTGGCGGTCGGAGTGGCCGCTGCAAAGCCCGAGAACCTGATCGGAAAGTACAAGCCGATTCTCAAAACGCTTGGCGTTATGACGGAGGACGAGAACATCGATGTGGCCGCGCTGGGCGCGGAGATCAAAAACCAGATGAGCAAGAACGGCGGGAACATCAGCTTTAACATCGGTCAAGATGTCTTCCGCTTTAATCAAAGTGATGTAGATCGGCTGATGGACTACATCAACCGCGCATAAGGAGGGCACCATGATTAAACATTTGCTTGCCGTATTGATGGACGGCATCACCGACACACAGATGCTGCTTGACTACGCGGACGCTTGCGACGGTCAGCCGGGGCGCGAACGCTGGTTCAAAGAGCGTGCGGAAAAGCGGCTCGAAATGCTTCGACGCGACCGGGATGACGTGTTTGGAGAACTCGAAATCGAACGCAAGGCCAAGGACGGGGACGAGATCGCGTCGGCGCTGATGTGTCATATTGACATGTCCATTGAGCGCCTGAATGATGAGGTGCGCAAAGCATAATTCCGTGTCATAATCCGAGGCATAATTCCACTAAAAACAATGATAATTTACTTAAATTTGCTTTAATAAGTTATCAAATTTTTAAGTGAATTTTCCCTTGCAATATAAGGAAAAATTAAAGGATTCTAGCTATTGCTAGAATCCTTGTTTTGGTGCGGATAGCGGGTATTTCTCCCATCAGGAAATCGCCTAAAACCCCTTATTTTATTAGATTTCTTGTTCGCTCGAGGCATAATTCGCGGCATAATTATTTGTATTGGCAGGATTGACCGGAGAGAAGGGCGGCGTTGTGCGTGGCGATTGCGTCCGCCACAGCGTCGCGTTTTTTGTCCATGGTATGCTGGTAGACGCGGTTGAGCATGTCGAGCGTAGCATGCCCCATGCGCTCCTGAGCGTACTTGGGCGGGACGTTGAGAGCGGCCATGACGGAGGCGGCATAATGCCGGAGATCGTGGAAGCGACCGGGAAGAGCGAGCTTGTCCCGCACGCGCATATAAGCATCTGTAATAACGGTGGGGTTCATGCTGGTAACGGTCTGCGGCGGCTGGTGGCCGAAGTTGCGGACGGCAGAGACGACGAGCGCATCCAGACCGCGAATGACGCGGTTGCCGCTGCGGGATTTCGGGGCTTTGAGGATGTATTTGCCGTGCTCGTCCATCGTGTAGGCTTTGTTGATGGTCACGGTGCCCGCGTCGAAGTCGAAGTCATCCATGGTCAGGGCGGCGATTTCGCCGCGCCGCAAGCCCAGCGTAGCCGCAAGGACGACGGCAACATAGAGGTTGGTGTTGTGGGCGCGGAGGTAGAACAGCGCGCGCTGGACATCCTCATCCTGCGGGATAATCATTTCCTTGCGCTCGGCCTCGGGCAGGATCAGGTTTCGCGTTGGCGGCTCAACGTCTGCGTGCTTCATGGCGGCGGAGAGCAAGCCCAATTTATTGCGGACGGTCTTCGGGGTTGCGCCGGACTGCACCCAGCTATTGACGACGGCTTGCAGATTGGAGCGTGTAATCTTGGAGAGGGGCAGGTCGAGCAGCGCGTCAAAGCCGTTTTTTTGCATGAGGACATATCCGCGAATGGTGGAGGGAGAACGCCCTGCGGCGCGGCAAGTCTCGATGTACTCATCCATCGCCTGAGCAAGCGTCACACGCCCCGCCAGGCGGGCAGAAAGGGCACTCTCGCGGTCTTCGTCGAAGTCGGCAACCATTCGCCTTACCTCGGCTTTCGTAGCGGCAGAGAGCGAAATATAGCGGTAGCCGCCGGAGGGCAGACGCTCGCCAGTAGAGACGCGGGCGCGGTAGCCGGTTTTCGTTTTCTCGATTTTCGGCATAAAAAAACCTTCTTTCTTTGCGTTTGCAAAAAGAAGGAAGATATGGTATAATTAAATCGTTCCTTCTCATTGCGATTCCTTTCTGTGGGACGGTTCTTTGCACCCTGTCCGTGTTAGCGCACGGACGGGGCTTTTTTGTTCCCTTTATTTTCAAAGATTTGGATAATACATATATCCGTCTTGAATCGAGTTCATGATATCCGAAACAATTTTTTTGTCGTCTTTTACAGTAGAATTGATCATATAGTCAAAAGTGAAATCAATCACTTTATCCTTAAGAAAGAATACAAAAACTTGACTATAAGCAATTTTTCCGTTTTTTCCATGTTCCAATTCAATACAACGAATATTGTTGAATTTCGTTACCTTATATTTCAAAACAGGATTTAATGGCTTTCCTGCATATGAACGATAATATTCATCTGCCCAATCAGACGCATACTGATCAAAAAAATAATCGCTTTCATCTTCAAGACGAGATTTAAAGTCTGAATCTGTAACAGTACAAAATACAATCAAACTTTGATCAATTTGATCGTATGCCATCATTTGAAATAGGGACTGCTGCTCAGACAAAGAATTGAATGTGCTCATCCCTGCATCAAAGTCGCTATCATATTCATAAATGAAAGGCTCGTTGTTCGTCGCATTGCTGGAAAGCGTAAGAAAGAAGGTAGGAATTTCGACTGTGCAAGTTGTGTCTGGAATCAAATAACGATGGGAAACAACGTAGGCAGAGGCAGAAGATACACTAAAGAGCAGACAAACGAATAAGACGAGAGCGAAAACGCGTTTCACAAACATCCATCCTCCTTTTTTGTCGAAAAATACGTTGAATATACAGATATCGAAACAAAAGTGTGAACCTTTGTCGAAAAAGTTATAGTCACATAAAAAACGGACTATACTATAACAAAGGAGATGGCAGCAATGAGAGAGAGCCGCCCGAAGAACGTTCCCGCCCACAGAGCGAGACGAGAAAAAGCGTTCGAGCAGGAAAGAAAGGAGATCGCCGCGATTGCAGAAATGCTAACCGACGGCGAAGACATCTACTTCCTGCTTGGCGCGGCGCGGGCACTGCTTAAATACGAAGTTAAGCGTACCCCACCTGTCACCTGATTTCCTTTTTAAGATAGGAAATCATTTCGTCCAGAAGCTCATCCGGCATATCAACGAGAAGCCGGAAGAGCTTCTTTTTGTTTTCGTTCATGTCACGCATGAGAGCTATTAAGCGCTCGCCATCTTCCAACGATTCTTCGAGCCTCATCTTTCCTTCGCCGGTGCGCAACCAATTTTCGTTGATGTGAAATTCTCTACATATAGAGAGGATGATTGCTTCGGTCGGCTGACGGTCGCCAGATTCAAGTCTTGAAATGGTTGCTCCGGTCAATCCGATACGTTTACCAAATACTTCTTGGCTTGTATCTCCACAAGATTTTCGAATTTCTTTGATTCTTCGTTCCATTTACTCACCTTCTTTCCTTTGAGATAATACTATTTTAGCACACTTCCTTACCAAACGCAAGAAAATTGAAAAAATATCTTGACAGATTTGCGTTTGGAAAGTATACTATTACCAGACGCAAGGAAAGGAGGGAGTTTAAGGGTGAGACAGAAACGACGTCCCCCATTCAACAGCACGCGCTACTATATCGAAGAAGTGGTTCGCTACCGCTCCGGCTATGAAGCTGGTGAGCGAAGTGTAAACAGCTATCTTCCACTCATGGGCGAAATGCAGCTTGCGATCCTTATCAGCGTTCGCATGATCCGTTTTGCGCTCTTCCTGCTTCTTGGCTTCTTTTTCTATTTCATGCTGGCGGCTCTCCTGTTCTAAGTGCAGGGCTTGCCAGCCGGGAGAATCCAAGGCAAAGAAAAGGTCAGAGGCATTATAGTCCGGCAGATATGAAAAGTTTGGGTCAGGCGGTACGATCTTCACAAAGCCCGCCTTTTCCAGAAATTTCAATTCGGCGTAAGCCTCGGGCGCAAGGGAAGCACTAAGCCGGATGCGCTGGGTTTCCAGCGCGGACAAGAGGTTTAACTGGTAATGGGTTAGATTCATGGTATTACCTCCTTCTCATCCGAACAGTATAGCACAGATTCGGAACGGGAGGAAAGAAAGGAAGTGACGGAAGATGGCAAAAAGCAACCTGACGCGACAGCAGAAGGAAGCCGCGCTGGCGGCGCTCCTGCTCCTGCTGCCGGATGCGAAGGAAGATAGCCTGCAAGTTGTTGCAACGGCGATGCTGACGGGCTACAACCTCGGCAAACAGGCCGCGCAGACGGCGTAAAGCTGGGGCATGGCGAAGCAATGTTATGCAATGGCGAAGCAGCGGCAAGGTTACGCGCAGTAGTGCACGGCTACGGCATTGCGGGGTTGGGCAGAGGCAGGGTGGTGTTTGGCATAGCTTCGGCATAGCCCAGCTTGGCATTGCGACGGCAAGGCGGTGTTCCGTTTGGCACGGCCATAGCAATGCTACGCGACGCAAGGCGGCGGCAGGGCGATGCCACGTAAAGCACAGCGAGGGCATGGCATTTCGCAGTAGCGCGGAGGCATTGCAGAGTTTAGTGAGCTGAGGCACTGCGCAGTAATGCGACGGCTCTGCATCGCTGCGCATCGCGACGGCAATGCTGCGTACAGCAGTGCATAGTACAGCAAGGGCATTGCGTAGCACCTCCAAGCTCGGCAGCGGCAACGCACGGCGTCGCAGCGGCAAAGCAACCGAAAACTGAATAGCAAGCAATAGAACCAAGCGATAGAAAGGAAAGAAAACAATGATCGAAATGGAAAAGCGGACGTATCGTCTGCATGGAACGACCAAAATCTTAGGCGCGCAGGCCGCGAACCCGAAGGTGCACAGCGAGTTTATCGCGGCAAAGGCCGCAAAGCTGGCAAAGGGCGAGGAACAGACGGCTATGCTGCCGGAGGAAAACCTTGAAACCAAGGGCTTGACGGTCTTTCTGCGGGACGACGGTGTGCTCTGTCTGGCGGATTACGTCATCAAGGGATTTTTGAAAGAGGCGCTGGGCGCAATCAAGAGCCAAGTAAAGATCGGCAGTCCCGCGTCGAAGGTAGACAACTTTGTTTTCGTTGAGCCGGACTACATCCACTTCACGCGCGGTGGCAAGCCGGTGACGGATGCAGACGAAATCTTTGAAAGGCCGCTGCGGGCAATGACCATGCAGGGACCGCGCGTCAGCGTTTCGGCGAGCGAGATCATCCGCCCGGGCTGGGAGATCGAATTCACGCTGACGCTGATCGACAACGAAAAGACGGCAAAGAGCGTCGCGCTGGCGTGGAACGTCGTTGAAGAAGCGCTGAACTATGGTGCGTACAAGGGGCTTGGGCAGTGGCGCAACGGGCAGAACGGGCTCTTCACATGGGAACAGGTGAAATAAAAAGCCGTCCCACGTTGCAGCGCGGAACGGCACAGAAAGGAAGGAAAAGCAATGCCGAAGGTCAGAGCGCTGACGGCGGAAGGCCGCGCAAAGCAGCTCAACGAGAAGCTGAACAGCCAGATCATCGACGGCCTGCAACAGGCAAGGCATGGCAAGAAGATTACGTTTGACAACTTGGCAGCGCGAACCGGAATCTCCGTTCCGACGCTGTGCCGGTACTTCAAGCGGCCGGAGATGATGACGATTCAGACGTATCGGACGCTTTATCGAGCGTTGGGAATGGAGGTGAAACTATGAACGAGCTGTGGGTGACGCTGGCGGTTCTGGACTTGGCGGCGCTGGTTGGGGCGCTGCTCTATCTGGCGGTACGAATCGAGCAGGAATTGAAAAATGAACATGAAGGTTAATCCGCGTCCGGGCTGTCCGGTCTGCGTGTGCGAGAGGAACGGCAAAATCACGCTGTACGACCCCAGCGCATGGCGGCGGGCAGAATATCGACGGATTCACAAGGACGAGCTGGAGGGAAAGACGTGGCAGGCAAAATCAAAAATTTTACGCTCCAAGGCAACCTGATGTCGCTGACGGCGAGCGTAGACCGGCACGGAGAAACGCGCTATGTGCTGGACATTTCCGACAGGGCGCTCTGCACGACGACGTTTGACGGGCTGGTTGATATTCTCTCGGAGATCAGGCGCGACTTGAGCGAAGTCTTCGAGCTGCGATACGTATACACCCACGACGACAAGGGAAAGGTTGTGCAGGACGAGAACGGCCTTTGGCTGATCGAGGGCGAAACCGTGTACAATCCGCATATTGAAGACTTTGAGAAGACGTGGGGCGAGGATGAGCAAGCCAAGGAGCTTGAAGATGCGGAGTGAGCTGTTGGAGCTTGAGCAGCAGGAGGCCGCCGAGCTGATGGGTTACGATGCGTGGGCGGCGATGCAGAGGAACAAAGCCGCCTCACGCCGTCGGGCGCAGATCATCAAAGAACAGGAAAGAGAGGTAGAACAGAATGAACGGTATGACCTTGTACCAGATCGACGCGAGTATTGAGAGCATCCTAAACGGCTTTGAGTTGGTGGATGCGGAAACGGGCGAGATCATCGGCGCGGAAGCGCTGGACGCGCTGCAAATGGCGCGAGAGGACAAGATCGAGAACACCGGGATGTACATCAAGAATCAGACGGTTCTCATCGAGGCACTGAAAAAAGAAGAGAAAGCCATCGCGGAGCGCCGGAAAGCGTATGAAGGCCAGCTTGAAAAGCTGAAAGCGTATCTCGGCGAATCGCTGGGCGGTGAAAAGTTCGAAACCGCGAAGGTGAATATTTTCTTTAAGAAGAATCCGCCGTCTGCGGAGATCATCGACGCAAGCAAGCTGACCAGCGAGTACATGCGCGAGATTCCGGCCAAGTATGAGCCGGACAAAACCAAGATCAAGGAAGCCTTGAAGGCCGGAAAGGCTGTCGAGGGCGCAGAGCTGAGACAGACGGTGAGCTGCTATGTCAAGTGATTTGGCGCTGTATATGGCCTACACGGGCGAAGAATGGTCTCCGCGCCTGACAGGCCGGGAAGCGATCTGGGACACCCAGCAGGACGACGGGGGAAACCCGTTCGTCGCTGACCCGATGGACAGGGAGTGAAAAGATGGCGGACAATCTGAGACTGTACAACATGAAGAGATCGGTTCCGGCCGAAGCGCAACGCGCCATAAGCGCTGGCAGACTGAAAGGCAAGACGGATATCAACCCGATGTGGAGAATCAAGGCGTTGACGGAGATGTTCGGGCCCGTTGGCGAAGGATGGTGGTATACCGTTGATAAGATTTGGAGTGAAGAAGGTAACGCCGGAGAACGGTGTTCCTTCGTCCAGATCAGCCTTTACTACAAAAAGGAAGATGGACAAACTTCCTCCCCGGTTATCGGAATCGGCGGAAACATGCTTGTAACAAAGGAATCGAAGGGGCTTTACACTTCCGACGAGTGCTACAAAATGGCGCTTACAGATGCAATCAGCGTAGCGTGTAAAGAGATTGGAATCGGTGCAGACGTTTACTGGAAAGAGGATAGAACAAAATACTCCAGCGTTCAGAAACCGACTAATCAGGCGCAGGAGAACGTTCAAACTCAGCCTTCGGATGTGGGGAAAACGCGATATACCTGTTCCGAGTGCAATAAGCCCATCAACGACCAGATCGACAAAAACGGAAACTTGAAGCGAAGCGCAAAACAGATCGCGGAAGGAACGGCGCACGAAGTCGGAAGGCCGATGTGCCTTGAATGCTTTGTGAAATGGAAGGATAGAAGCAATGAATAAAATCATCATCACGGGAAATGTCGTGCACACGCCGGAGATGCGAACCACGCCGAGCGGGAAGAACTGCTGCAACTTTAGCGTTGCGGTTCGCAGAAAATTCAGAAATCAGGAGACGAAGGAATACGAGACTGATTTCTTCGACGTGGCGGCATGGGACAATCTCGCGAATGTATGTTCGCTGTACATCGAGAAGGGAAAGAAGGTACTGGTCTCCGGTGAAATGAGAAGCCGCGACTACACCGACAAAAACGGCGTGAAGAAACGCGCATGGACGATTAACGCGGCCGACGTTGAATTCCTTTCCTATTCTCAGCAGTATGAAAACAAAGAAGGGTTTACCCAGATCGATGACGATACGCCGCTGCCCTTCTAATCTTCGCCGGGGCAACCCGGCACATGGCGCGCAGCTCAGGAGAGCGAACGCATGACGTAAAGCGGCGTTACGCGATAAGGGGCGGCTCGATACCGCCGCGCGCCGAGCAGCAGGAGAAATCCATATTTTGTAAGCACGTTTCCCACCGCTTGAAACGGTACAGCCCACCAGAAAGGAGGACGCAGGGCAGGCAAATTCACACTGGCGGCTCGGAAAGACGAACAAAAGACCAACAATAATAGGCTCAAAAGGTTTGGGCAACGCACATTTTTTCTGGCAGCCGGAAAGACGGCAAATAAAATACGTTTCACAAACGGCCTGCCGCCGGGCAAAACGGCGGCACTCATGGCAGACATAGCAGGTATCGCGCGGGTGCCGAATGTAAACCCCTCTTCTTTTAACGCCTCCGATTCGTGTTGTTTTCCTTTTGCTGTTGACGCGAAGCACCTTGCCCGCGCGCCCGGTTCGATTCCGGGGTCTGCCCCATCTTTGCAAAGATTACCCCGAAGAAAGGAAGGTAAAAATGAAGCGTGACCAATTTACGTTCTACCGCAGCTACTACGAGGCGATGAAAGATTTGTCGGTCGAAGAATGCACAAAGCTGTTGCTGGCAATCGCGGCGTATGCGCTCGATGAAGAAGAACCGGAGCTTTCTGGAAGTTGCTCGGCGTGTTTTAAGCTGATTCGACCGACGCTTGATTCCGGTCGCAACAAAGCGGCGAATCGCATGAACGCCGAGGAACAAAGCGAAATCAAACCGAAATCAAACAGCAACAAAGCAAAATCAAATCAGAACAAATCGGAACAAACAGAAATCAAATCGGAACAAACCGAAACAAACCGGAAAGAGAAAGAGAGAGAGTGTGAGAAAGAGAAAGAGAGAGAGTACGATAGTAGTAGTACCCCCGTACCCCCTCTGACCGACGACGAACTGCGGCGACTGCGGCAGGAACAGCAGGACGTGGAGACGGCGGCAAAGCGCGTCGGGCTGCCCGTCAGCGCGATGAGTGACTATGACACAATGGACAACCTGCGGGCAGAACATGGAGCGGACAACCTGCTCAAGGCGATCAGCAGGATTCAGGGCGCGCCGGAGAAAAGCCGGAACTGGCGGTATGTAGGCGGGATTCTGCGCAAGGAGAAAGCTGCCGGGTACACATGGGCAGAGAGAGCGGCTGAGAGCAGCGGAGGCGCGGCAGGAGACGCGGAACAGGCGCTGACCCGCAATCCGTTTGCGCTGCAATCGCTGAAATGCAGGGGGAATATCACATGACGTTTACAGAGATGAGCGACGTTCTGGCAATCATCGGCGCGGTATACCCGAGATTCTACGCAAATCTGAGCGAGAATGACGTTAAGGCGATGACCAACGCATGGCTCAGTTTCTTCGCCGACGACGACGCAAGCCTTGTCAGCGACGCGGTAAAGGCATTCATCGCCAGCGACACCAAAGGTTTCCCGCCCGTGGTCGGGCAAATCCGCGAAAAGCTGGATGTCATCAATCAGGCCGTACACGGCTTTGAGCTGACCCCACAAACCGCTTGGGGGCTGGTCAAGCGCGCCATGAAGGACAGCGCGTATCACAGCGCGGAGCAGTTTGCCGAGCTGCCGGAGGTGGTGCAGGAAGTCGTCGGGTCGCCGAGCCAGCTACACGAGTGGGCAGTCAGTAATGACGGCGTGAGCGAGAGTGTGATCGCCAGCAATTTTCAGCGCAGTTTTGCGGCGCGGGCAGCCGTGCACAAGGAGATTCGGATGATGCCGGGCGATGTGAGGGCGAGAATCGACGCGGACAGGAAGATGATTGCCGGGATGCAGGATGCGCCGAGACTGCAAGCCGCGAGCGACGACATGGACGAGTACGCGAGACAGCTGCGGGAGATGACACAGGAGGAACGGCACAAGTATTTTGAAAGCATCAAAGTCAATCTGGACGAGGAGGAATAGACCATGAACGACGTGACGATTTTCCGCAAGGATGAGTTCGGCGCGGTGCGCGCCGTGACGCTGGAGGGTGAGCCGTGGTTTGTTGCGGCGGATGTGTGTAGGGTATTAGGACTTGGAAATAGCAGTCAGGCAATCGCAAAACTGGATGACGATGAAAAATCGGGGGTCATTATTAGTGACCCCCACGGGAGAGAGCAAGTAACGCGCTTCATCAGCGAATCTGGACTGTACGCGCTCGTCCTGAGCAGCCGCAAGCCCGAGGCCAAAGCCTTCAAGCGCTGGATTACCCACGAGGTCATCCCGAGCATCCGCAAGACCGGCGGCTACATCGCCGGTCAGGAGACGATGGACGACGACCAGCTTTTGGCGAACGCGCTGATGGTCGCACAGCGCAAGATTGCCGAGCGTAATAAACAGCTCGAAGCAGCGAACGCGAAGATTCAGGCCGACGCGCCGAAGGTGCTGTTCGCCGAGACGGTGCAAAAAGCAGAGGGGGATATCCTCGTCCGGCAGCTCGCTAAGCTGATGGTGCAAAGGGGCTACGACACCGGAGAAAAGAGGCTGTACGATCTGCTGCGGCGCGACGGCTTTGTAATTAAGGCCAACGCCAAAGACCAAAACGCACCGACACAGAGAAGCGTGGACATGGGGCTGATGCGGAGCATCGAGCGGACGGTCAGCAGCGCAGAAAAGACGTTTGTCAGCTCAACGACCGTCATCACGCCGAAGGGGCAGATTTACTTTTTGAATAAATATGCACCCGAAAAGCCGGAGAAAAAGCGGCCGCCTGTTCAGGAGGCGATGGTGCTATGCTGACGGGGAGAAGCATATTCAACGCGACGGCCTATCAGCAAATGCCGCCGAAGGTTTGCAAGACCTGCGGAAAGACCTTTCCGGTGGCGAGCCTGCGCTACGCCTACAAGCTGACCAAGCCGCACACGGGCACCGCGTTTGACTGGTATTGCTGCTATACCTGTTTCAGGGCTGCGCAGAAGCCGAGAGAAGCGGCGGAGAGGACACACAAGGCGGAGATGGAGCGACGTGCTGCGGAGCGGGCGGCGAGGCGCGGAGAGATCATCTGTGACGATGGGATTCTGTTTTGACGGAGGAAAAAAACATGCTGAACGAATTGCGCGATGAAATTTACAGTGACGCGGCGGCGCACGGGCTGTGGGACGAAGACTATCTTCTGAAAACGTTGGTGAATAGCGATGTTGTGAGGGATTCTGGGCTTTTGCAGATTTACAAAATTGTAAATACCGAGCAAGAGATTAGACGAGTTCATGCAACACTGCGCGTATTTGTGGAGAATCAGGAGCTTTTGGAATCTGTGCTCGAAGAAGAAGAAGATCACTTCCGCGAAGAACTGGCAGACGTTATCATCACGGCGCTGTCCGCCGCCGGGTATCTGGGCATCGACATTGACAAGGCGGTGCGGGCGAAGATGGAGATTAACCGAGGGCGAGAGTGGAGGCACGGAAAATGAAGGTGCTTGTAGCTTGTGAGGAATCGCAGGAGGTCTGCAAAGCATTCCGTGCCAGAGGACACGAGGCATACTCGTGCGACATTCAAAAGCCGTCCGGCGGTCATCCCGAATGGCACATCCTCGGCGACGCGCTAAAGGCTGTCAAGGGTGGGCAAGTGGTGACGATGGATGGACAAACGCATGAGGTGGGCAAGTGGGACATGCTGATCGCGCATCCACCTTGCACTTATATATCAAATGCAGGGGCGCGGCACTTGTGGAAAGGGCATGAATTGCAGCCGGATCGCGTGATGAAGGGGATTCAAGGTCGAGATCTGTTCATGCGCCTGTGGTGGTGCGACATCCCACGCATTTGCATAGAAAATCCAGTGCCGAGCAAGGTATTTTGTCTGCCGCCGTATACGCAGATCATTCAGCCGTATCAATTCGGGCACCCATACACCAAAAAAACGTGCCTTTGGCTAAAGAAATTGAAACTGCTTGTACCGACAAACGAGGTTGAACCGATTGCGACATGGTGTCCTTCCGGCTCGTATTCGGGCGAGCACGGAGAAAGGTACAGAGGAATGTTTACCACGGACAGAGCTAAGAACAGAGCAAAAACATTTTCGGGCGTCGCACGGGCGATGTCGGAACAGTGGGGAGGGATAGCGGATGAAATGTAAATGGTACGCCGAATTTGAAGGTGTCTGCACCAATGGCGAGTGTCCGTATCGCGGCGACACATGCCCGACGAGCGAACACCCGGAGGTGTGCAAACACGCGGAAGAAGCTCCCGAAATTCCGATGTTGAGCACGGAAGAGCTGGTCAAGTCGCTGAGGCTCTGCGATAGCGCGAATTGCGTCGGTTGCACACTTTATGGGTTTTACGACTGCGGCAGCATCATAAATCCGCAAGCTGCCGACATGCTCGAAAAGCTGGCGGCAGAGAAGAACGCGAAGAAGTCGGAGTGGATCAGCGTCAAAGATGGGCCGCCGGAGAACGAGCAAGAAGTCCTTATCTACTGTAACCGTGGTGGATTTAAGTTTGTCTGCCCGGCTATTTATGAAGACGGAACCATGTTGACGCAGAATAGCCGCTGGAACTGGAACGACTTAGAAGAGTACGGCACTTATAGTGAAGAAAATGATGATTATTTCGTGGCGAAAGGCTGGTGGGAGAATAGGCAGTTTACCCCGGACGATGTGTATAACTGCCCAGTAGACTGCGAAGTCACTCACTGGATGGCGCTGCCCAAACCGCCGAAGGAGGAAGAGCGATGAAAACGCCTGACGAAATCAAGAAGGCTGTGAGACTGTGCATTTTGAGTGAGAACTGCAAGGCTTGCCCATATTACGAGGACGTGAATTGTAGTACAATGCTGATGTTTGACGTTTTCGCCTGCATCGAGCAGCTTGAAGCGGAAAGAGAGGGAAAGAGCCATGAGTGAAAAACCGAAATGCCCCGGATGCGGGGCTGACATGGAGTTGGTGCATTTGTGTAACGCCGCATTTTGCTACGTCTGCAAATGCGGCTGGGATTCGCCAGTCGGCATTGATTCTGAATCGGCGTTCCGAATGGCGATGCGCCGCACCGAGCCGAAGAACCGCGTGCTGACGCTGGAAGAAGTGGAAGCGTATTGCGAAGGCGGCGCAGATGTTACGCCGCTGTGGTATGAGAGAAAGGATCATAGCGACATAAATCGCTGGATGGTGATTGACCTTCCAGAACTTGCTTTCGGCAGCGCGGCAACGGTAAAGCGTTTGGTAAATAGCCCATTTTTTGAATCAACATATGGGGAAAAATGGCGCTGCTGGCTGCGCAAACCGACGAATGAAGAAATGGAGGGAACGCCATGGGAAGAGAACAGGGCATGATGATTCAATTCACAATGGAATTTGTGGTTCGATTTCTTTTGAGCGCAATCCTCTTGACCATCCTGACCTTGCTTATACTTTCTTTTAAGCGTCGCCTTGAGGACACAAAATGGAAGAAAGAAAATCGGACGCTGTGGCTAAGACACTATTACGAGATGCATCCAAATCAAATCATGCTGTACAGCGATGTCATATACATGGCAAAAGAGGGATTACAAGAGGTCGTATATGTGGAGTGGCGCAACGATTATGACGATTACGCAAGACCGAATCTGACGAAAAACGGCGATATACAGTTCGAGCTGATAGGAGAGGGAAAAAGCGCGGCATTTAAGGCAGAGGATTATAACGTAAAATTCCGTTGTTGGCTGCGCAAGCCGACAGAAGCGGAAAGGCGGGAAACGCCGTGGGCAGGTGATAGCCGTGAATGACGCGCCATGCCGCGACTGCGCGAGCCGCGAGGTCGGCTGTCACGCGGGATGCGAGAGATACAAGGCGTATGCGGACGGACGGAAGACGGCGCTGGAAAACCGCTACACAGCTTGTATAGAGGGCACGGGAAAAAAGCGCAGTCACGAGCGCTGGCTTGACCAGCAGAAAAGGAGGGCAAGGTGAAAATAATGGCCATTGACCCCGGCACGACGGAAAGCGCCTACGTCATCCTAGACGATCAATACCAAATCATCAGTGCGGACAAGGTGGGGAACGATGTGGTCTTATCCATCATCGCAGACGCGCCGGGTCTGGATGCGGTTATCATCGAGGACATCGAGCCGCGATACAGCAGCACGGACAGGAGCGCGGCGGGCGCGGTGATGGGGCAGAGCACAATCGAGACGATCAAGGCGTTTGGCCGGTTTAGCTGGCAGGCGTCGCTTCGGGGGCTGATGGTCGGGTCGATCTTCCGGCGGGATGAACGGTCGTACCTCATCCCGACAAAACGGAACGGGCTGCCGCCGCTTCCGGAGACTGCGCCCAAACACGCAGACGGGCAGATTCGCGCCTCGCTCATCCGACGGTTCGCGCGGCACGATCAAGAGCGCGGACGGGGAACAAAGGCAAACCCTGATACATTTTATGGCTTCCGCGGCGACATGTGGCAGGCAATGGCGGTCGGCGTGACGTGGCTCGACCAGGAAAAACGGAGGGTGAAATGCGAGCGGAAAGAAAAGACGCGCAAGCGCTGATTGATTGCTCTTTCGCGGCGTATGAGTACAAAATCGAGCAGGAAAGGTACGAGAACCGGAGCGCGAAGGGAAACGATCTCGACGGGATGCCCAAACAGCGCGGCGCGGTGCGCGGGCTGGAAGCCGGATTGATAAGCGAGATGAACGCAAAGGAAAAGCTGCATGAAAAGCATGCGGCTTTTCTGCGCGCTCAGCGGAAAGCGCTGCGGGCGCTTGACAGAATCGTGCTGTATCAGCCCCAGCAGGGCGAATACATCAAGGGGATGCGGGCGTTTATCCGGCTGTATTACATCGACGACAGGCCGCTCAAGGCCGCATGCGCAGAGGCGGGAATCCACAAGCGGACGGCGTTTCGGTATAAGTCGGCAATATACAGGGCGGCGAACAGCAAAAATAAACCCGGCTAAAGGCCGGGCTTTTTTGCGCGTAACATTGCAAGGAAAACCGTAAAACGAAGAGACGAAACAATAAAATCTCCGGCATAACCGGAGATTTTTTTTACTTTCTGACGAGATCGACCATAAAATCATCAGCATGCAGGTCGCCGTCTTCCACGCCGTCAAAGGTGACGGTGCGGGTCATCAATTTTTCTTCTGACCAGTCTTGCGCGGGGTCAAAGCCTACGAGGATTTCAGAACAGTTCCATCCCTTGATAGTAATGACGCATTCTGTGCCGCGCCGCTGGATACGGACGCTTTGCACCATATAACCCGATACGCCAAACATCCGGGCGGCGCGCATGATCCTTTCCCAGTTGCGTTTAATGGCTTCTTCCAGCGGGTACTCAAGTCCGGTTTCGGCAGTGATGTCGGAATTGCCTAGGATAATGCGCATTTCGTCGGAAGCCCAAACATGATTTTCTTCGGGGTGATAATCTGGGTTGGCGGCGATGTACTCGTCACGTTTGGCGCGGCTGCCGAAGATCAGGTTGGTGGTGCCTTTGACTGCATAATACTTCTTCATGGTGTTTCGTCCTTTCTGCCCCTTGATGGGCTGCGCTTATATTATAGCATTAACATTATTCAGCGTAAATTAAAATTTTGCTCAGTTCGTCGCGAACGGTGCGCATATAGTCGCATGCGCTGTTATATTGGCCAACGAGCCGCGGTAGTTCGGCTGCACATTTTTGATAGTGCGCCGCCTGATCGCGGTAGTAGGCCAAGCGCTCTTCCATCTTTTCAGCGGTCAAGCGCGGGTTTTGCGCGCTGGCTAGCTCAAAATACCAATGCCAGCGGTAGCCGGGAATTTTCTGCCCCTGCTCGTCGAGCTTCTCAATAAGCAGGGTTCGAGGGTGGCCGTTGCTGTAATCCCGGATGTAGTAGGACACAGCGTAACCGGCTCCAACGGCCTTCTGTACGGCCTCGACGCTTCGGCGGTCAAAGATACGACCGACCAGACCGGAACGGGTCTTGATGGCCATCAGCAGCTGCCAGCCTTCTTGATGATGGGCGGCGCGGCGTGAAAACGCAGACAGCGCGCTGTCAACGTCTTCCGCGCTCATTTGATAGAGGTGATCGGTGTTATAGCTCATCGTCAGCACCTCCAAAGGTCGCCATGTAGCCCATGACGGGCACACATGCCGCCAAAATGGCGGCTGTTGCTGAGAATAGAAACCAAAACATTTTTTTTACTTCCTTTCTTTCCCGTTGCCGGGGCTTTGTAGAGCGTCCGCAGGTCGGGCGCTCTGAAAACCTCGCTCAGTGCGTCGTGTATACGACGGTTTTTCCGTCCAGCCGCCGAAGCTGGAAGACTGCGCCGGGGTAAGTGGCGGCGGCGCAGTCAAGCCACTTTTTGAGCTGTTCCAGATGCTCCGCACGGTAGCGCGGGGCGTAAATCTTGCCTAGCCCGACGGTGCCGCGCGCTAGATCGGTGAGCGTGAAGCGTCTTTCCCCTGCCGGGCGGGAGTAGATAAAGAAATCAAAGGATTCCATGCTTGCAGCCTCCTTTACTGCGCGATGGCGTAACGGTATGCACCGGTCACGCGCTCGCTGCCGTACTTCTCGCGGATGTATTCCATGCTCTTCTTCTTCCGGCTGTGGGTCGCGGCGTACTCTTCAGCGCGCCAATACCACATCTTTTTTTTGCTCGCCCACTTATAACCGGCGGCCTTGAGCGCGTCGCGGTGCTTGTAGGTATCACCACTAACCCACAACCAAGCACCGCACAGCTCAATTTCTAAGCCGTCAAGATGGATGATCTTATAAACGGCTTCGCGGTAGGCGGTCGCCATGTCGGCGGCGTCTCGCGCCTGTTCGTCGGTTGCCTCCGTGCGGCCATCCGGGGCAACATGAGAGAGGCGCGCGGCCAGCGCGTCATACTCGGCATTGATGGCCTTCATGGTCTCGTCGCCCAGCTCCGGGTGTAGGTCGGGATGGTACTGCTTGGCTAGTTCACGGTAACGGGCTTTCAGCGCTTGCAGATCGGCGCAGCCGGAAAAATAATTTGTTCTCATTGTGATAGCCTCCTTTGTCAAAGTACAATCTGCTTTGCGCGCATTGCGTCGCGCAGATTCTCTCTCATCGTTCGCCGCCAGTCCTCCGCCCAGCAGCACACGGCGTTTTGCACCCAGTACGGGACGGCCAGACGATCCAGCGCATCAAAGATGCCGCGGATCGTGTCGCCCGTTCGGCGATCCTCGTATTCGTCTAGTTTGCCATGCTCCCGGCTCCATGCTCGATCCGCGATCCAATAGGCAAGCCCCTCCAATTCGTCGCGCTGCTCGCGCGTTGTGGTATAACTCTTCATGGTTGATTCTCCTTCATGTGTTGTTTGTCGCCTGCCCTCATCAGCGCCGGGCGGCGATTCCCGGCGGACGCTCGCCCCGGAGGGGGCGGCGTTTCGGCTTACTTGAAATCATCTGGAACCGTGATAACGGGGCGGCCGGGTTTGTCCTCCATGCGCTCACTGATGCCAAGTATTCGGGCGCTGGGCTTGTACTGGGCAAAGTAGGCGGCGGCTTGCTCTGCGGTCTGTGCGTTCACTCCGATGCACTGATAGACGCTGTTGCGCTCGTAACAGATGATGTACTTCATGATTGTTTCCTCCTATTTGTCTTTCGGCTTACTCGGTCTTTTCTGCGTGGCGCTCAATATATCGCACCGCGCAGTCATGGAGATAGGAGCAGCGCCAGCCCTCCGGCGTGTGCAGGGGGCAGGTGTCGCACGAGTTGCAACGCTCGTATGCGGCGACGATGGCGCGGGCTTGCTCGAGGTCGCGGATGTAATAGGTAGACATATGATCCTCGCTTTCTGCCGCTCTTGCGGCCTGTCGTGGATTGTGCTATAATGAAGATGGTCGGCGGCGGCAATCTCACCGCCAACCAATTAGGGACTTTTGCATTTGTACCGGCGCTTTAACGGGGCGGCCGGTACTTTTTTATTGCCTGTTGATGATTTCCTGCAACCGCTTACGGAACTCTTCAAGGGTTTCGCACTCGCTGGCAAGGATCAGCAACCGTAACCGCTCGGCGGTTCGCGCTTCCTCAACAAGCAATTCGCTTGCGCTTGGCGTTCTCATGTCCTCCCCTCCTTTGATACGCCTTTCGGTGGATTGCTTCAAGGGCTTTCGCTCTTGATGGCTACAGTATAAACGTAGACGTTTATTTGCGCAATACCGGAATACTGAACGAAAATAACAGTCTACGTTTATGCGAAAGTTGTGCAACATGTACAAGTTGACGTTTAGAACTGAATGTGATATCATATGATTGTGAAAGGGGGACGATCTCATGCCATGCACGGAAGCACAAAAAAGGAGCAACATTGCATACAATCGGAGACAAGATAGCATCACGATCAGACCGTCAAAGGACGACGGCGCGCAGATACGCGCGGCAGCTGCGGCGGCTGGTCAGCCGGTGCAAGTCTATATCAAGCAGGCCTGCTTTGAGCGCATGCAGCGCGACGGTTTCGCGCCGCCAGATGACGCAGACCAGACCGGCACTTGACACATTCACCCCGGCGGGCTTGTCCTCGTCGGGGCTTTTTTGCGCTCTGCGGGTCTGTCACTCCTGTCAGGGTGTGTCACTTGCGCCACGCTTGACAGCATGATATAGTATAATCGTCCTCGGACGCGGGGAGAGGTCCGCGGACTTCTCCCCGAGCGGCCTACGGGCGATTATACAGAATTGTGATCTTTTCGGCGGCTGTACGTGTTGCACGTGCGGCCGTCTTACCATATAAGCGCCTTTCTGCGGCGACGTGCTGACGTGCTCACATTTGGCGCGGGCTGGATCGCATGACCGACGGACGATCTGACGGACGCAGGCAGACGGGCGGACGCAGGGGAGCAGGGACGCAAGGGACGCGGGGGACGCGGGCGGAGCCAATAGGATGGCGGGACGCTGGCGGGGGAGGCTTCACCCCGCGCCGATCTGGGCGGGGGCTGGGGGGGCTGAACCTATCAGATGAGACCGACCAGCCGCCGACCAGCTGCCGACCGGATGACGACCCCTCATTATATGGTAGAGACTGCGCCGGGATGCTGGGCAATTATGCCGCAGATTATGCCGTGCGCGAGCTGTTCACGGCGAGAAAGTCAGCATTATATAGGATAGTTTACCGATGGATAGCGGGTTACTAGCCCGCCACCGCGCAGGGCGTACACCAACGCACCCCACGCACACGGCGCAGGGCGCGAAATTTGAAAGCAGATTCGCGGAGAGGCCACCCGTACCCCCGAATTGACCACCTGCGCGCGGGCTTTACCCGCGATATCATATGCCTCCCCGACCGGCGGGCGTACCCCTACCGGGGCAAACCGAAAGGAAAATCGGGAACAGAGAAAAAGCCAAACCAACATTTCCAGAGCGAAAGCGCGTTCTGGAAATTTTTTTATACTCATGGGCAAGGATGAAAAAAGGAGGAATGTGAGCATGAGTAAGAAAGCGAGAACGCCGCCGAAGAACCAGAAGGTAATGCCGGAGCAGCGCAGAGAGGTTGTGCGCCGGTATGTAGAAGACTATGAATCCGTTGCTGATCTGGCGGAAGAATACGGTGTCAGCACAATGACGATTCGACGGATTCTGTGCGAGGCGGAGAACGCGGACAAGATCAAGGCGCTCAAGGAAGCGCGGCTTGCGCAGGCACAGCTTCGCATTTTGGAGCAGGTGCCGATTGCGCTTGACCGCAACGAAGAGATACTGGAAACAAATTATGACCCGGCTTTCCAGTATCTTTGGCAGAACGCGATTCGGGACACGCTCGACAGGGCGGGCATCAAAGCGCCGAAGGAAGAGGAGCGGGATATCAACATCACGTTTACGGGCGGCGGTTTCGATGTGAACATGCCGGAGGATGACGGCGAATGAGCCAGATTGCGTTTGACTATGTGCCGACGAAGAAGCAGCGGATGTTTCACGCGAGCCGGAGCGGAGAGGTGCTGTACGGCGGTGCGGCGGGCGGCGGAAAGAGCTACGCCATCTGCTGGGATGCGTTTGTCCGCTGCCTGAAATATCCGGGGACAAACGCATATTTGTTTCGCCGGACGTTTCCGGAGCTGGAACAGACGCTCATCAAAACCATGCGCTCGATTGTGCCGGAATCGCTGGGGCAGTATTACGCGGGCGCGCATGAGATGCGGTTCGTCAACGGAAGCACGGCGCGGTTTTGCCACCTGAGCGACGAGGGCGACACGATCAAGTATCAGGGCGCTGAAATCCAATGGCTGTACTTTGACGAGCTGACGCACTTTTCGGAAGGCATGTACAACTACATCAAGACGAGATTGCGCGCGCCGAAGCGGCTGGGCGTTCATCCCTGCGTACGGTGCGCGAGCAACCCCGGCGGACCCGGTCACGGCTGGGTCAAGGCGCGGTTCGTCGATTCAACGGACGTGGGAACACACACGGTCGTTAAGAACACGGAAATCATGGGTCAGGACGGGAAGATGAAAACCAAGAAGTCGGTCTGCGAATACATCCCGGCGACGGTTTACGACAACCCGCATATCGACGAGATGTACATCGTCGAGCTTCAGAACAAGCCTTCCAAACTGCGGGACGCGCTGCTCTACGGCAAGTGGGATGCGTTCGAGGGGCAGGCGTTCCCCGAGTTCACCAACGACCCGGCGCATTACGCGGACGGGAAGAATACGCATGTCATTGACCCGTTTGACATTCCGCTGAACTGGACGCGGTACGTCAGCTTTGACCATGGCTTTTCAAGGCCATTTTCGCTGGGCGCGTGGGCGGTTGACCCGGACGGACGAGTTTACCGCTACAAGGAGCTGTACGGCTGCAAGGCGGGCGAGGCGAACGTCGGCCTGATGATTACGCCGGGCGAGATCGCGGCCAGAATGGCGGACTGGCTCGAACCGGAGTTCAAAGAGGGAATCCACATCACGGGCATTGCCGACCCGGCCATCTGGGACGAGAGCCGAGGGACGAGCGTGGAAGAACAGATTCGCAAGGTCTTCAACGGCGTAATCTTCCGCAAGGGCGACAACACGCGCATGCCGGGCAAGATGCAGCTTCACGAACGGCTGCGCTTTGGCGAGGACGGCAGGCCGATGATGTATGTGTTCAGCACATGCAAGGATTTCATCCGCACGATTCCGACGCTGTGCTACGACGAGCACAAGGTTGAGGACATCGACACGGCGGGCGAGGATCACATTTACGACGAAACGCGGTATTTCCTGATGTCGAGGCCGATTGCGCCAAGGCTGCTGAAACCGGTGAAGAAGAAGCCGGTATGGAACCCGCTGGATTAAGGAGGACGCATGAATAAAAGAAAGAGAGATTCCCCGCCGGGCGATATTCGGCAGAGCGCGCCGCGCGACGCGGACGAACAGCCGCTTGACGAGCAGCAAAAGGCGCTCGTTTCCCGCGCATACAGTCTGTTTGACGAGTTTGTAGACGATCTGCGGGACGATCACCATGAGATGCGCGACGCGCGGGCAATGCGCGCCCTGCGGCAGAACGAGCGCAGCGCCACGTCGCCGCCGTCCAACACGCTCAACAGTTGTATCGACAACGTAATCGCCGACCAGATCGACAACATGCCGGAGGCGCTCATGCTGCCGGAGCGCGAGGACACGGCCAACAGCGCGGAGGAAATGAGCGATGTGGTCAGCTTCGTGCTCTATCAGTCGGCATGGCCGGAAGCATACCAGACGATCATCGAGGACGCGGCGGTTACGGGAACGGGCATTGCACAGGTGTTTTGGGACGACGACGCGGACGACGGGAACGGCATGGTTTCCGTGCTTGCGTGGCATCCCGAAGACTTCTACCCCGACCCGACGCAGGAGAACATTCAGGACGGGCGCGCCTGTTTCAAGGTGACGCACACCACGGTCGCATGGGTGGAGGAACACTACCCGCATGCGCGCGGGTATGTGCACGGCGATCATGTGGACGATGCGGAGGAAATCGCGACACAAGACGTTGTGGACGGCGACAGCAGGACGACGCTCATTGAATTCTGGTACAAGCGGTACGACGCAAAGGCGCGAAAGAACCGCGTACACATGGCGCAGATGGCCGGTCACGCGCTGCTGTACAGTACGGAATTGTGCTTCGGCGGCGTAAAGGAAGGCGATTACCCGGAGGGCGTATACGCGCACGGAGAATATCCGTTTGTGCTCTACAAGTATCGGTCGGTATGGCGCAGGCCGTTCGGCACAGGGCTTGTGCATGATTACATCGACACGCAGACGGCGATAGACCGGATGCTCAAATACATCGACGACAACGCGCGCGCAAGCAGCGTACAGCGCATCTTTGTACGCAAGGGCAGCGGCGTGAACCCCGACGACGTGGCCGACATGCGCAAGCGGATCATCGAGTGGGAAGGCAACGACGTTCGCGAGGCCATGCAGGTGGTGCAAGCGAACCCCATCAACAATCAGGTGTACACAACGCTTGAATATCTGGTGGACAGTATGAAGCAGGACTGCGGCCAGAACCAGTTCTCACGCGGCGAGGGCGGCCTCGGCGTGACGGCTGCGGCGGCCATTCAGGCTTTGCAGGAAGCAGGCGGCAAAACGACGCGCTGGCACACCGAGCGGTTCAAGAACGCCTTCCGCCGGATGGTCGAGCAGATTTTGTGGGTATTGAGCGACTATCTGGACGCGGACAGGAAGGTGCGCATTGTCGGCGGCTGGGATTCCAGCGGGAACATGAAGGACAGGATTGTTGAGCTGATCGCCCCGACGCGCGAGGGTGGGAAGCTGCCCAAGCCTGCCTACACGGTTCGCGTTCAGGTGCAGAAAAACAACCCGCTGCAAATTCAGGCGGACAACGAGTTCCTGATGCAGGTGGCGCAGATTTGCGGGCAGGCCGGTCAGGCGCTTCCGCCGGAATCGGTCATCAGCCTGATGGAGGGCTACCGAACGAAGAGCAGCGTACTCAAGATGGTTAAAAATAACAGCCAGCAGCAGGCCATGATCGAGCAGATGCAGGCGCAGATCGAAGCGCTGACGGCGCAGAATCAGGGCATGCAGGCGGTAATCGGCGAATACCGGAAGGCGGACGCAACGCCCGCCGAAATCGAAAAGAAGCGGCAGGGCGTAGATTACAGCGGGCTGCTGCAAAGTGAAGATTCGACGCAGGACAACCCTGCTTGAATGACAACGCGGAAAGGCGCGAAAAGAAAGGGTACCGAACATGGATGAGCTTGAAAATGCGGTCGATATGATGATGGGTTCTGCGGACGACGCGCAGGAAAGCAACGAGATCAGCTTGGATGACCTCATGGACAACCTGACCGGCGCTTCGGAAACGGAAGAAGAAACGGCTGAACAGACGGGGGACAGCGCCCCGGAAACGCAGGAGCAGAAACCGGACGGGGACAAGGACAAGTTTTCGCGACGGATTGCGTCGGCGCTTGCGAACCAGAGGAAGGGCTTCCAGAAAGAGCTGGACTTTTCCGCGAAGGTTCGCGGCGTATCGGGCGACATGACGGAGGACGAGATTGCCGAGGCGCTCAGAAGCTATCAGGCTAGCAAGATTGCCAAGGGCGACGCGGACATCAGCGAGAAGGCCGCGCGAAAGATTGTCGAGGAGCGGGAAAAGGCGGCGGCCGGACAGGCCGGAAACCGCGAGGCGGAGATCACAAGCGGGCTGAACAGCCTGATTGACGACGGCTGGACGATGGAAGAGCTTCGGGCTTTTTCCGGCGATGAGCAGGTCAAGCAGGATGTGAACAGCGGCATGAGCATCCGCAAGGCCGCCAAGGCATACTTGCAGCGCGAGGCCGCGCCGAAGGAGACCACGCCGGGCAAGCGGCGCAGCGTACCGACGGCAAAGACGGCGGGCGCGGGCAATGTGCCGGAAGAGAACAAGATTGAGAACATGACAGACGCGGAGTTTGCCCGTTTTTCTGACAGAGCGCAGGAGATGATGATGGAGGGCAAGCGCGTCAGATTTTAAGGAGGACGCTTTATGGCGAACGCATACACCAACACCAACACCAACATGACGACCAGCACCGGCCTCACGCCGGGCATGCAGACCTACTACAACCGCGAGCTGCTGCGGACGTTTGAACCGCATCTGGTTCATCTTCAGTTCGGCGAGAACTACCGAATGCCGATGAACAGCGGTATCACGATGAACATGCGCAAAATGATTCCGGTCGCGGCGAAGACGACGGCGCTTGAGGAAGGCAACCCGGGCGACGGCAAGATGCTTGCCGAGGTCGCGGTCACGACCACCATTCAGCAGTTCGGCGACTACGCGAGGTGCAGCGATTGGCTGGACATGGTGCATCTTGACGAGAACATCACCCGCCGCGTTCAGCGCTTCGGCGACGCGGGCGCGCGCAGCGTGGACGCGCTCGTGCGCGACGAGCTGGCGACCTGCACCAACGTCATCTACGCGGGCGGCAAGACGGCGCGCGCTCAGCTGACGGCGGCGGACAAGCTGACCAGCAAGGAG